TTGGAGGTCGCAAAATTTGTATTTTATTGCCAATCAACACTGTGGCATAGTTGTAGGGTGTGATCACCTGTCTAGTGCCCAACAACAAATCATTGTTTGATATAGCATCAACAGCATCGCCCTGTGCATCAAATACACTGGCAATAACTCTTTCTACCACACCCAATTTTTTAACTTTGGCAGGTGAACTGATCCAAATTGGCAATGTGAATCGCAATGTGCATATATCTATGGGATTTTCTGCACCCATGGGAATAGTTCTAGACGTCCATGTGGTACCATCTAGTTCCACCACACTCAATGAAGTCCAGTCAATGTAATTGTCTGTGCTTTGAATTTCCAAACTGGGGTTGAACAGCGTTAGTATTTGCTCAAGCAATTGCAATTTTTGATTGGTATTTGAAGTCCACAAATCTAAATTTAAAGTCAGCTTGTACGGAACAGGCATCAGGCGTTCAATTGTAAATGCATTGCCTTGAGTGGTTTCGTAAGTTTCGGTGCTGGTATCGTAAGTGCGTTGACGCACAGAAACCTTACTCACATGGTAAGGTTCCTGTATTCTGGGCCTATCGTAATCTAGTGCAGTGATGTAAAATGTCATCAACGGAGTTGACGGCAAACTGTTGCGTGAATTGTCTTGCAATATGGTTTGTGCATTTCTACTTGAATCCCCGTATCGAATTGGAACTCTAAGCAAGGCTGCGTTCTCGCTGCCTTCTTCTCTGCCGTACTCAATTTGGAACCCTGAAAAGATTCTGGTAAATTGCAGTAAGAATCTGCGTATTTGTTCGTCGTAAAAAAAACTTTGCATTGTTAACTCGACTTCTGTCCAGGTTGTGTGCCAGGTCTAGGATTGGCAGGTTTGTCGCCACCTTGATCACCATTGTCAGCCCGGGGTTTCAATATTTCGCTGAGACTTTGCCGACTTGGAATGTTGCCCAGGTCTGTAGTATTCACAGTGTATGTATTGTTCACAAAGGTCGAGCGCAAAGTATCATTGGTAGGACCATTGTTAAGATTTGTACGCACATTGCTTTCAATTTTGACCCAGCGTCGGCCATCATAGCGGAACAGTCGATTTGGTTGATAATCTAATCGCAATGCATAATCTCCACTTACAGGATTGGTTGGGAAACTCACGCCAGGCGTGACAGGCAGGCCATTTGGTGCCATGTCGTCGCCAGTGAGATAACCCATGGTATAACCAAATGACTTTGGTGTGACATTCATACCACCTTGTGTGCCATCTACTGTGACAGTGCTTTCTGATCCAAGGCTTGCTGGATTGGCAGGTTGACCATCTTGTGTGGGCTCAATATAAAATTTAGTTACGTCATACCCACTCAATGGAACTTCCGCATCAGCTTGTGTGAGGATAGCGTCATTGATCTGAGTGTCTTTGGTGCGAGTACCTTGCACATCACTAATGGTAGCAGGAGTATACGATGCCCAAAATTCAGTGTTGGTTATTTCTGTGCCTGCTGGCGTATTTTTCTGAGCTTGATAATACACATCTCCGTAGTTCACAATAGAACCCATGGGGTAAAAATCGCCTGGATCCCAAATGTACTCAGCCACAAAAGGTTTGTCAGTGATTGATTTGTATTCTTGTTGATCGTTCAGTGGTGTGGCTTTTACACGCCACAGGTGTGGCAACCACGTTTGTGAAAATCCTTCAGAAGCAAACGCCGCATCTTGTATCACATAGTATTTTGGAAATGCTTTTGGGATAGCAGGATTCAGCGGATTGTAATCTTTTAGATTTGGAATCTCAAGCACATCGCCGTTCATGAGTTTACGACCAAATGTGTCAATCATGTCGTTGTAGTGGAACGTGATAAACAGCGTGTCATTGTTCAAAAACAAGCCAAATTGTGTAAGGTCAAAATCAATGTCTTGTGTGTTGTACACACCGCGCATGACAAAAATATCGGTGTCATACACTCTATCTCTATTTTCCAGCAACAGCAGATCTTGAATGTTCAGTACACTTTGCGTTTCATAAACGGGTTGAGTGGCATCAGCATTGCCGCTGAATGCAGAATCTTGGCCGCCAGTTTCTGGCCCTAGATACTTGTGAACAAGGATATCCAAGCCGCCCACAGTGTACATTTCACTGATAGTACGGTCAAAAAATTGGTAGTCTCTTGTGCGATTTGGGCGGTATAAACTTAGACGTGGCATAGTGTATATTTATGGGCAGGTTGACCAATAATTCCTAATCTGCTATACTTTGGGAATGAAAGTAGTTCGATTAAACCGTAGATTCCGCCAATATAAAAAACACGGGCATGTGATTGCTGTGCGATGTGATTCATGGCTGGGAGAAGGCGTTCCTCTTGAAAAAATATGCGATACCAAACTGGGAGCCCAAGGCTACATGCCCGACAATGACTGGCATGCATATTTTGGCAAGGCTAATGGGCACGGCCGTCGTCCGTTTTGGATCACATTCCGCAGGGAATCAGATCTTACTTTAGTACTACTTTCTGCCCGATTGACCAATAATGCCTAACGTGCTATAATACACACTTGTTCACTACAGGAGTCCGTATGCAAAAGGCAGCAAATTTTGTTGCAAAGTACTCTACTGCCAACAAGTCCAAGGCTGTACTGCCCTATGACAAAATAAAAGCCACAGAAAAATGGCTGGAGTACAGCCTGGACATTGTTGACATGAATAAAATTTTGATGAAGTCAGATTTCAACACCAAATGGCAATTGATGGAGGCATTGGACATTGCAGAACGCAAACGCAAATACATGTACAACCACAAAAACTTTGAACTCAAACGTGCCATGCGTTTGTTTGACCTCTGCCGAAATTTAACTACAAATAAGTAAGGACACACATGAGCACCACATTCAAAATTAAACTGCTAAACCCCCGCAGTTCCGACACCAACATCTTGGGCATGGAGCCAACTTGGCAAGTCCAGCCCACAGAGTATCGTGCCAGCCGATTGAGCAAAGCATTCTCCTGGTACAACTATTTCTACGGAAAAAAAGATGCCCGGGATATGATTGTGAACTACCTGGAAGCACATGACCGCAAGGCAGATGTGCGCCTGCTCAAAGGAATCCCAGACTCAGCAATTCGACTGACCACAGGTTGGCTGTGCCGCATGAGCATGGTGGGCTTGGAATTGCATGACGCAGAACAACTCAAATTGCAAAACCAATTGAGAGAAATACTAGACAGCAAGCAAAACGAAGTGACAGAAGTCACAGAAGAGCCTGCTGTGGCCAAACCCAACATCCAGGACCGCCTGCGTGAAAAAGCGTCAGAGTGCAACGGTGAACTGGATGGCATGTTTGACGAGTTCATGTTGAGCGGCGCCAAAATGACCGCAGACTTCAAGCCTGTCACAATCATGCGTGGACTGAATGTAGCACCGCAAATGATCAGCCAAATTGCCGACAACTGGAAACGCAAACTCACAGAGTTTGAAACAGTGGCGGAAGGTAAGGATGCACAACTGGTAGAAGCCTACAGTTACCTCTCCAAAATACAACTGCGCAATGTGATCAAGTTTTGCGAGGCAGTAGTAAATGACTGCGGTGCTTATGTACAGATCAAGAAAGTGGAACGCAAGCCACGCAAGATCCGGGCAGTGCCACCAGAGAAACGTGCGGCCAAGTTCAAGATTCTAGCAGAGTTTGCAGAGCTCAAACTCAAAAGCCAGCCAGCCGCAAGCCTTGTGGACAAATCTGAAGCTTGGTTGTATGACAGCAAAAAACGCAAGCTCATCCACCTGGTGGCAGACAGTCATACACAGGCATTCACTGTAAAGAACAACTCCGTCATTGGGTTTTCAACTGTGGAAACAGTACAAAAGACTCTGCGCAAGCCAGCAGAACAGCTCAAGGGCATTGTGGGGGCAGGTAAGCCGGCAGCTCGCAAAGCATTCAAGGATATCAAAGCCACAGAAACTGCATGGAATGCCCGTGGCACAGAGAACTTGATCATCCTTAAAAGCTGGTAAATATCAGCATGCAATTTATTCCAGACGAGGATCCAAGTGATCCTCGTGTCTTTGTGCCCAATGTTGAATTTTACATAACCAATGTTTGTAATTTGGCCTGTCCAGATTGCAATCGATTCAACAATCATAATTTTCGTGGCTGGCAAGATTGGCACGACTATGCAGAACAATATCAACAATGGGCCAAGTATATCCTC